TGGAAGATTTAAAGCTGGAGACTTCTTAAAATTTGCATCACATACTAAAGTTTATATGGTTGTTGCTGATGCTACTTCATCATCTAATGCTTCAACTGTAACAATAGAGCCACCTTTAATATCTGCTTTAGCAGATAATTCAGTAGTTACTTATGACAATGTATCTTTTACTGTTCATCTTACAAACGACATACAAGAGTTTGGTGTAGTAGGTGCAGATAAAGATGGTAATTTATTATATCAGTTTGAGGTTGATGTCGAAGAATCTCTTTAATGAAAAAATATAAAATTACACATTTAATTAGTGCAGACTTTGAAGCAACTGTAATTGTTAATGAAGATGAAATAGATACTAATTTAAACGATTTAAAGGAGTATAAAAAACCTGATAGTAAATTTAATTTTACCATGATAAAAGGTACAGAAAGCATAACAAGAACATATTACGAGGAACATGGCACGAACACTAACGACAGCAGTAAAAAACGAATTATTAACAAATGAAATACGACCAATTCATTTGCTTACTATCGGATTCTCAACACCTGTAAATCTTACAGATTCTAGTTTTGATTTAACTTCATCAGTATCAGGCTCTAGTGTTACTTATACTGCATCTCCATTTCTAGTATCTTTACCATCATTTGAAGAACAAACAGATTTAACAAAAGTAACATTAAGCTTAGTTTTATCAGGAGCAGATCAAACATTTATATCAACAGTTTTAAATGAAAATGTTGTAAATGATACTGTTACAATATTTAGAGGTTTGTTAAATTCATCTAATAGTATTATAGCTGACCCAATATTATTATACTCAGGTAATATAGAAACATTTGATATAGCTGAATCAGAAACAGACTCTAGTGTTCAGTTATCAGTAGTATCTCATTGGGCTGATTTTGATAAAAAGTCAGGTAGAAAAACAAACAATTCTTCTCAACAAAGATTTTTTAGTACAGATGTTGGTATGGATTTTTCAAGTCAAACAGTATTAGATATTAAATGGGGAAGAAGCTAATGACTACTTTTGATGAAGTTATAAACTTCTATAAACAATTTAATAGATACAAAACCAATACATACGAAGAATTATACAATCACATAATACAATCTATTAATTATAATCAGTATAAAATATTTAAAGATAAAGGTGTTTATGGTTTTACTAATTGGGCTTTTGTTAATCAACAAACAGAAGATAAGTTTTTAAACACAGGCATAATAGATAATTGGAATTGTGGAGATATTATGTTGCATATTGATTTTATTGCTACAAAGAATGTCAAACAAATAATGAGTTGGTTAAAAAACAATAGTGCAAAACTTTTAGGATTAAATAAAAAGATACATTGGGTAAGATTAGATAATGATAATAAAGTTAGAAAAATTATGAAACAAACTACAAAGGGTAGCTGGTTATGGGTGGAGTAGTAAAAAGTGTTGTAAAAGCTGTATCTAGTGTTGCTAAAGTAATTAGAGTAGGTAACTTTTTAAGTGGCATGAATCCTTTTGTAGCTTTAGGTGTATTTGCTGTTGGTTGGTTATTTATGAGATCAATGAAGCCTGAAGTACCTGACTTTGGTACAAATGATTTTGAAGAAACAGAGAGAGGTATATTAGTAAATAAACAATCTAACAATGCTTCTATTCCTGTAATTTATGGAGAAAGACTTGTTGGTGGAACAAGAGTATTTATAGAGACATCAGGAACAGATAATGAATTTTTATATATAGCTTTAGTTTTATCTGAGGGAGAGATTAATGCTATTACAGAAATAAGAGTTGATGACAAAGTAGTAACATTTAGTGGTGCTTTGAATGATAATACCCAAAGAACAGTAGCAAGTTCAGATAGTAATTTTTATAAAGATGGTGCTAGTTATATTACGATAGAGCCACATTTCGGTAGTGATGGACAGAGTGCATCAAGTTTATTATCTACATTATCATCATGGGGTAGCAATCATAAACTATCAGGTCTTTGTTATCTAGCATTAAAGTTTAAATGGAACTCAGATATATTTGGTGGGATTCCTGTTGTTCAAGCAAAAGTACAAGGTAAAAAAGTTGTTACTTTAGATGCAAGTTTAAATGAGTCATCTGCAACATTTTCTACTAATCCAGCATTTTGCTTATTAGATTATTTAAGAAACGAAAGATATGGAAAAGGTATTGCAACAGCTAATATAGATTTACAATCTTTTAGAGACGCATCACAAGTTTGTATTACTCAGGTAACACCATTTTCAGGTGGAAGTGATATTAATATATTTGATACAAATGCAGTTATAGATACATCAAAAAAAGTAATTGATAATGTCAGAGACATAGTAAAAGGTATGAGAGGTTATCTTCCATATGTTCAGGGCAAGTATAAATTAGTTATAGAAACAACAGGGTCAGCTTCAGTATCACTTACAGAAGATGATATTATTGGTGGATATAATTTAGCATCGCCATCTAAAAATTCTAAATACAACAGAGTTATTTGTTCTTATATTAATCCTGATAGAAACTTCCAAGTAGATGAAGTTCAATATCCAGCTATTGATGATAGTGGTTATTCAACAGCAGACAAACACGCAACTATGAAATCAGCAGATGGTGGATTTTTATTAGAGGGTAGATTTGATTTTAAAACTATTACTTCAACCTATCAGGCTGAAGAAATGGCTGAGATTATTTTAAGAAGATCAAGAGAAAGTTTAGGTCTTAGTATTACTTGTGGATTTAAGGCATACGAATTACACATAGGAGATATAGTAAATATTACATTATCTAGTGTTGGTTTTTCTACAAAAGCTTTTAGAGTTTTATCTATGACATTTAATGCTGATTACACAATCAGTTTGCAATTAGTAGAACATCAAGACTCACATTATACTTGGGCTTCAAAAGGACAGGTTGCTAGTACACCATCAACTAACTTACCAAATCCATTTGTAATACAACCACCAGCTTCTTTGACACTTTCAGATGAAATGATTGAATATTCTGATGGTACTGTAATAACTAGATTAAATATTGTTGTAGGTGCTTCACCAGATAGTTTTGTTTCTAATTACCAAGTAGAAGCAAAGAAATCTACAGAGTCAGATTTTAAAATTATTTCAACAGGTTCACAACTAAACCATGAATTACTAAATGTTATTGACGACCAAACTTATGATGTAAGAGTAAAAGCTATAAATAGTTTTGGTGTTTCATCTAGTTTTGTATCAGCTTCAAGATTAATTATTGGTGCTACAGATACACCATCTGATGTAGAAGATTTTAATATTTCAATGATTGGTTCAAATCAAATGTCTTTAAATTGGACAAGTGTAAACGACCTTGACATCGAGTTCTATGAGATCAGATATTCAATGGGTTCAGGTACTACAGCATGGTTTAACACATCTCCATTAGTACAAGTACCAAGAAGAAAATCTAATAGTGTTGTAGTTAATGCTTTAAAACCACCTTTTAATTTATATATAAAAGCTGTTGATAAACTTGGCAATGAATCAGCAGAACCAGCAATAATAACTTCTAGTGTAGTTGCTTTACAATCATTTCAAGATATTTCTAACATTACAGAAGAAACAGCTTTTGCTGGAACATTCACAAATACTTTTAAAGGAGAAGATAAAAATAATAATCCAGCAGTAACTTTAGATACAATTACTTTATTTGATGCTAGGTCAGGAGATTTTGATGATGCAGATACAAGTGGTTTTTTCTTTGATACAGGTGGATTAGCTAACAATATTATAGGTTCAGGTAATTATTTATTTGCTAATAGTTTTTCTTTAGATGCTATTTATGATGCTACGTTTCAAGTAGAGCTAACTATGGAATCTGATGACCCTTATGATTTATTTGATGCAGGTCGTGGTGCTTCAGATTTTGATTCTGCAAAAGCCCCATTCGATGGTAATGCACCAACCAACAATAATGCTATTATTCAAATAGGTGCAGATGATACAGCTTTATCAAACATAACAAGTTTTTCGACAGTTGCACAACAAGGAACATTTAAAGGTAGATTTTTTAAATTTAGATGTGTTCTTACATCAGCTAATAACAATGCTAGACCCTTAGTAACAGGATTAAAAGCAAGATTAGTATTAGAGAAAAGAACAGAAACAGGAGATGATATAGCATCAGGTACAGGAACAAAATCTGTTACATTTACAAATGGATTTTTCCAAATTCCAAATATTACAGTTACAGGTCAAGACCTATCTTCAGGGGATTTTATGGTCATATCAAATAAATCTAAAACAGGCTTTGACATTGTGTTCAAAAATAGTAGTAATACTATAATCAATAAACAATTCGACTTTTTGGCAAGTGGGGTAGGCTTGAAAAGTTAATAAAAAAGGAATATAAGAAGTTATGTCACAAGTTTCAGATGTATCATTAGCAAACCAAGCTTTCGGAACTTTCCGTAGCGAACTTAATTCAATCTTAGGTGCTTTAAATACTTCTCACATTGGAAGTTCAGCACCAAGTTCAGTTGCACAAGGCACTATTTGGGTTGATACAGGTACATCAGGATTTTTAAAAATTAAGATTAATGATGGCTCAGATAACATTGAATTATTTAGTATTAACATAACATCAAACGCAATAACAAGTACAGCATCGGTAACAGGAACAATCACAGAAACAGACCCAAATGCTTTACCACTTGCAATAGCACTAGGATAAGGAGAATAAATGGCAAATACTTTTAAGGTAAAAACAAATGGTGCAATGCCATCTTCTGCTGGAACTCCACTTACACTTTACACAGTTCCAAACTCAACAACTTGCGTAGTCATTGGCTTAACACTTTGTAATATTCACACAACAGGAGTCACAGCTTCAGTTCAATTAGTATCAGACACATCAGACACAGAAACA